CAGAAGCAGTCTGACCCTTCGCGACCATCGTAACGAGGTCCGAGGTGAAGTTAAAGCGTTGGTTAATATCGAACCCCGAGACCGGGGCGGCAGGTTCAGCAACAAAGTTAACAGAACTCAATTCGCGAACCTTCCTGTTGACGTAGGAAGCGTTAACCGAACGAATGACTTCAACGCCGTTCACCCGACCAACGAACTTGCTACCTTCTTGACGAACTTCAATCATAACATCTTTTCCTTGTGTAGTGTGTGTTCTCTAAACAACAAATATATTATATGCTGGCTAGGGAATAAAGTCAACAACTTCCTGCGCCCTCATCTGATGAAAGGTGCTGAGGATTTTTTCTGCGTTCTTGCTCTGTTGTTCGAACGCTTCAATCTCCCAAGGCTGTGAACGGTATGCAGAGTAGGTAGAACCCTTATTGACAACTTTATTACCATTCCAGCGATGGTAGCCGGCGTCGATAGCCAGCTTATCGGTCATGTACTGCTCGGCATGCACTAGCTCATGCCCAATCGTCTCGGCCATCTGCTTGTGATCCTTAATGGACTTGGGGTTGATATAGATGGTGATCAGCTTGTCCGAATTGCGACGGCACCTGCCGTGAGTGTTCTTCGTCTTCAGGTTCTTGAAACAGTAGACGATGCGGATTTCATTTTGCTCAGGAGTGAGTCTAGAACGAATCTCTTTTTCCACCGAGACGATAGCAGCACGAGCAAGCCGCGTCCAATCTGCTAGAGACCCTTTGCTATAGGTCTTGAGCTGCATAGTGGTGAAAATGTCTTTAACGAGTTGAATGTCGGTGATATTCATGTTTTTCCTCAATTGATAAGTACATTGTACGGATGCTCCGAATAAAAGCAACAGGTATATAAATACTTGGTATCAGAGGAGAAACCAGATGGACTACTACAAGCTGCACTCAGAGCTTGGGTTTCCTATGGCAGCTGCTCTTTGACAGGCGTCATAAGCAACATCTAAAGCTCACGAACCATAATTTTTATCTTAGACAAAAGAGTGAAAAAATATAAAACAATTTTTGTTTCAGATGTTCATCTAGGGACAAAGGATAGTAAGGCAGATTTCTTAGTCGATTTCCTTAAACATAATGAATGCAAAGAGCTTTATTTAGTCGGTGACATAATAGATGGATGGAGAGTAAAGCAGAAAAAGTGGCATTGGAAAAAATCTCACTCAAATTTGGTGAGTAAAATTTTTAAGATGAGCAGGAAAGGGGTCAAGGTTACCTATGTTACGGGTAACCACGATGAGTTTCTTAGACCATATGTAGGAATGTTTTCTCTCGGTAATATTGATATAGTTAATCAGGCAGAGTATAAAAGTGTACTAGGAGAAAAGTATTTGGTCGTTCATGGTGATATGTTCGACGGATTAACAAAGCTTGCCCCCTGGCTGAGTTTCTTAGGAGATAATGCTTATGATTTTTTATTATGGATTAATACTAAATATAACTGGATAAGATATAAACTTGGCTTTGATTATTGGAGCTTATCAAAGTTTGTAAAAAGTAAAGTTAAAGAAGCGGTTGACTTTATATTTAAGTTTGAAATAAATATTACCCAATACGCAAGGAAAAGAGGGTTCCACGGGGTTATTTGCGGACATATACACACCCCGGAAATAAAAAATATTAGAGGAATGTACTATATGAATTGCGGAGACTGGGTGGAAAGCTATTCTGCTTTAGTAGAAAACTATGATGGAACCTGGGATATAGTTTATTGGACTAAAAAACTAGAAGAGCCTACAGTTTCTCTAGACGGCAAGTGATGAAGATATTAGCCTGGTATTCGTCATCAAAATACCTTACGTCGAGTGTATGGGTTTTCTCGTTGTAAAGAATTAAAAGAATTTTACCTTTATTACAACAACTTGCTTTAATAAGCCAGTCACCAAAGCTAACAGTATTAAAAGACATTAAAGAAAAATTATTTTTCTTTTTATTATTAAACCCAGGGAAAGTATTAGCACTCATTTTTAAAGTTATCGAGAAGCACACTTTCTAAAGAATACGCTTCATCTTCCCACTCTAAATTAGAAGAAGCTTTACCTTTCCAGTAATTAACATTATATTTGTTTTTAAGCTCTCTTCTTAGAAATTGCTTAACATGAACTGTTTCATGAGCAAGAGTAATTAGCAACTCGTCTGACTTTAAATCTCTATTTAAAAGTATATTAATTTCAGGGTATTTATAATCATAATTAAAATCGCAATACCCTAAGGCGTCTAATTTTACTAATCTTATTTCTATATCTAGAGGTACAGTTCTTTTAACAACTTTAAGCTGTTTAAGATAGCTTTTTAGGGCTTGCTCTAAAATAAACTTTTTGCTTTTGGGAGCATTTATACTAATATTAATCACTTAAATATATCGAAGACGTTTTTATCAAATTTACTCTCAGACTTAAGTCTTTCTCCAGAGCTGGATTTATCAAACAGTGGTGTGTCATCAATGATACCTTCTTGCGCTAACTGCTCTACATTATAGAGTCTCATCTTAGAACGATCAATACCTACTACAAACTTTCTGTGTGTTGCTGGGTCGCTGTATCTGTTTTTGAGTTGCTTAACAAGTATCTGTCCAAGATCTTCCAGTTCCTCTGACGAGATAAGAGCAAACATAAAATCAGCAGTCGCGGGCAACCCAAACGACTCGCTAGTGTCTTCGAGACCGAGATCAGTGCTAGTATAACCTGCGCGCGTAGTTTGAGTTGCAGATACGACCGGTACATTGAATTCCACCGCAAGCCCGCGAAGCTCTTCTGCGATAGATTTGACGTATGTGTATGTGTTGACATTGGATCCATATTTTAGTCTTGATGACATGCAAATGTTTAAGTAGTCTACGTAGATTATATTAGGACAGAAGTTTTTTTTCAACTTAAGCTCGTTTAACAGGTGCCTGAAGTGAGCAGCACCTGCAGCAGCTGTCGGGTACTCCTTAATAATAAGCTTGCCTAGAGTTTTATCTTTGACTCTATTAACCTTCTTTTCATATGCTTCCTTAGGAAGCATTGATAGCATATCGATGGATTCATTCAATAGATTAGCATCAATTCTTTCTGCTATTTTCTCTTCCGCCATTTCCATGGTAATATAAAGAACATTATTACCATTCATAAGGTTTGCAGCTGCGCAATGACACATGAACAAGCTCTTACCTACTCCGGTTCCCGCGAGTGCAATGTTAAGCGTTTTAAGAGGGAGCCCACCCTTTGTAATTGTATTAAAGTAATCTAAATCAAAAGGTATGCGTGTTTCTTTTTTGTGATAGAAAAAATAGCGAGCTTGATAATCGTCTAAAAAATCATGCCCAATATGTGTATCAAAGGATACCCCTAGAGCATCGGATAGTAGTGTTGGTATTTTTCCTTTGCTATCTTGAGATGTACCATTAATAATCTGAATGCTATCCATAATAGCATTGTAAATGGCTTTATCCTGACAATGCTTTTCAGTTTGATCAATTAGCCAATCTAAACTTACTGACTCATCTTTTAGTAATTCAATCTTTTCTTTAAGTGAGCTATACTCTTCATCGTTAATGCCTGAAATGTTCGAGGCATCTACTAGAAGGGCAGTCTTGCTCGGTATACTATTGTACTTATTTACATACTGATCAATTAATCTATAGAGTGTTTTATCAACCTTGTTTTGAAAGTAAGCTTCTTTTAGGAACGGTAGAGTTTTTCTTGCATACTTTTCATTATAGATTAAATTATTAAAGATCGTAGATTCAATCATCTTACGTGATTATATTAGAACCGTAACTGAATTCTTTCTTGGCTGCCTCTTCTAGTCTTTCCATAATCTCTGGAGTAAAGTATTGTTCTGGGTTACTATTAATTTCCTTACCAAACACCTTACGGCCGTCTGGCAATTCATAACGGGTTGAGGATTTCTTAATAATATCGTATTTTTCTGCCAGGTCTAAGAGACCGTAGTACCGGTTGAGGCCCTTGTCGTAAGTAAGTAGCACTTCTGCGATTCCATGCTCCCTAGATAGCCGTGATTTGTACATCTTGACTTTAATGATGTTTCCGATAACATCGTTTCCGTCTTTTTCTTTCTTTTTGCTGAGCATTGCAATAGTGCTGGCAGCATACTTGAGCCCTGTACCACCTGAGATCTCCTTTGTTGGAATGTATGATCCGACCATTTCATAAACGTGATTCGTAATAATAAACGGAACACGAACCTTAGCACATTTAAGAGTAAGAACCCTAAATGTAGCTTTGATTACTTGAGACTTAGTCATATCTCGAGTATCTTTGCCTTCTAAACTATCTTCCAATTCTTTGGAAGTAGTTAGTAAACCTAGACTATCTAAAACAAACATCATCGGAGGACGTTTGTCTTCTGGTTGTTTTTCATATGCTTCAAGCATCTTCAATGCATGAGTCTTAAACTTCTGAATCGTATCAGGCTCAGCAATAATCACCCGGTTGGTATCTATACCTCTTGTTTCCATCATATCTCTAGTTACTGCCGCTTCCGTGTCGTAGTAGACGACCCCTCCGGATGGGTTTCGGTCAAGGAAAGATCTGACGACACCAAGAACAAAAAAAGTTTTGCCCGTTGCCGATTCCCCTGCAAAAGCAGTAACCTTGTTATCTGGAACCCCTCCATAAAGACTTCCACTTAATACTGCATTAAGAATGTAACACCCTGTATCAATAAACCCTCCAAACTCAGCACTACCTTTACCATCTGCTGCAATGCAAGTATCCTCATCTTTTATAGTTTCTACGAGATCTCTAAAAAATGACATTATTCTTCCCTTATTCGTCAAGTTGCCCAGTCACACCTGAAATACCTACTATCTTAAATATAAACATAGCAAACTTTTTACTCTTAATTGCAATAAGACAATAGGTAATATAAGACGCAATTATGCCTGATATTGCATTAAAGGTCCAGCATAGGAATGATGTAATAATTAATAATAAACTACATAAAAAAGCGATTGGAGCTAGAAGAAAACCGATTCTCATTCTTCAACTTTAAAATGTTGTTTGAAATAAATGCAAGAGTACTACCCAAATTCATGTATCCCATTTGTCTATACGGATACTCACTTTTCGATCTTTAGAAGGACTCTTTGGACACCTGCTTATAAAAACTTTAATTAAAAAAATCCCTGCTCAAAATTATTCCAGTCGATAATAGGAGCTATTATACGGCGTTCCTTTATAATACTCCAGCCTGGTCTTTTTTTAACAAAAGCTTTAGCTTCTAAAAGACGAGAAAAGCGTCTGAATTTGTCGCCAAATTCATCTATAGCATAATAATTATATTTCACTTAACTTTCGTAGATATTCTTAAGCTTTAATTTAAAATCTTCTATTTTAGAAATTCTATCTGGCCAGTAAATATAGTCTTTATCGGGATTTTTAGCAAGGTTATCTAGAAGCGGTAAAATGGCGTTGTAAAGAACATAAACCTTTTCTGACGATGATGCGATAGCATCTTTAACAATTTTAAGCTCTGACTCATCTATAACACTAAATCCAAAGTCAAAGTCTTCATCTCTAAGTTCTAACTTCATTTAGTCTAGAAACAGCGAACAAAATTTAGAAAAACTAAAAAATTCTTTAATATTATTTGGGCGTGTCTTTTCAATCGAACTTATTGTTTTTTTGATTAAATGTTCAGGTATGTCTGGATGCATTCTTTGCTTAAAAAGGTGAAGCTTTTCTTCTGGAGATGCATTGCTATAAGCTTTATTTCTTAATTCAGTAGCATGAATGTTATCATGCTCATTAGATGTTTCTTTTCTTATACTTGTAGATATAGAATGAAACTTATAGGGAATATTACCTTTTTTATCAGGGGTATTATTGTATTTGTGGATGCTTTCAATAGGGCCTTCTCGATCAGGCCCAAGAACAATGTGTGCATGCTTTACATGAGGGTTAGATTTATTAAAATGTGAAATATTATCAAACATGCTACCACCCTCATGTACATGAAGATGTCCTGATTCTATATGCTTTTTAAAGGCATGTTTAATAAGATCGGCTCTGTGTTCAAAGCTTAGAGGGTTTTTAGTATCACCAGGCTTATTCTTAGTAATGTATAAGTGAACAGGGCCTTTGTTTTTTGCAAGAGCATCATTTATGAGCTGTTCGTGGCCTCTATGGAAGGGTTGCATGCGCGCACCAGGAATAATAACTGCATGAGAGTTCTTCTCCTCACTCTCATTCATCTCAGCAACAGGCTTTTTTGCTCTAAGATTAGTATTGTGGATAGCATTAATTCTGTTGAATTCGTGTCGAGGATTAAGTTTAGTGGTAGAAGCAGCAGCATGCTTACCGCGAGGCACATATCCTTCTGGAGGAGCTGGCTTAAAGCCATGATCAGACGGAACTTCATGTTTGATAGAAGATCTTTCGTCTGCTTTATGTGTTTCATGCACATAATCTCTTACAGCATTAGTAAAAGCATGATGAACTTTAAATGTTTTATTAATAGATTCTTTATCTTTATCTACGTCATGAAGTACTTGGTGTTTTGATTGTAGTTTTGCAGACTTCGCTTTATCAGTCTTAACCTTAGCAATTTCTTTATCATGAGCATCAGATACAAATTGCTTAAACCCTTCATGTGAAAGAGCAGAATGCCCTGTATCCCCGTAATGACCAGATTTAATCATATGATTAACGTAGGGCTCTAAATGTTGATGGTATAAGCCTTTAGATACTACATCTAGATGCTTACGGGTTAAGCTATCGCCAACGTGAGAGCCGATTGCTTTATTATGCTTTTCTAAAACTTTATGACTTATTTTAGGAGCATGAAGATCCACATTATAGACGTCTGGATGCTCTTTAACATCTTTACCAGGAACAAGCCCATGAGGGTTATGAAAGTTTTTATCGAAAGCTGTGTGTGAGGCTATAACTATCTTTGCTTTCTTAAGCTTTCCTATTTCTTTTTTATCTATGGTAGAATTGCGAACTACGTTTGGCTGCCAGGTTACCTTACCGTATGAATGATGAAGATCTTTTTCAGGGGTTGTAGTGTGTATATCATGCTGGATAATAGGTGCTGAACCATGAATCTTATGAGCATGGTCAAGCAACTTAGAAAGCATAGGAGTAAGATGATGATCTGATCCGTAGTGATTTTGAATATCTTCGTGAGAATAAGCTACTCTATGCTCATGAGCAATAGTTTTTGACTCCATTCTACCCTTATAAGCAACACCCACAGCATTAGCGGGGTGGTTAGGGTTATGAAAAGGTGAGTCTATAGAGTTTTTTACAGATACTACAGATACCTTGCCGTCTGTTTTCTTTTGTGGTTCAAATGACGATTTGCTTCCAGGCCTGCTTTGCATGTGCTTAAACAAATTAGCAGCTGCACCGGTAGCAGATGATCCTCTGAAAGAATAATCAGCTAAGTGAGTATAATGTTTAGGGTCCGGAGTACCTAGTCCTTGATATTTTTCTTCGATATAATTAGTAAATGGAAACATTGAACACCTCATGCAGGGTTGTATATTTATACAAAAAAGCTATCTAAGGTATTTCTCTTCTCTGTTTTCCAACCGATAATATCTAAGATGTTTTTGATTGGTTCAATAAACGCTTTATCAAATTGAGTATCGTGGTCAATCATATCATCTAGATCCAGTTCTTTAGGCAGTTTGCCCGGTGTTGAAATAACATGCTCACCCAAGTAATTAGGTGTCTTGAGGTAGCAGAACTTTATCTTTTCTCCCTTCTTAACAGTATCATATTTTTTTTCTAATTTACGAAGCTTGACAACATGATTAAATAGCAGCGCACCCTTTACATGAATAGGTGTACCCAGCTTAAACACTTTACCGCCATTATAATCAGCCCATTTTTCAAGCTCTGAGATTCCTCTTGGGAAGGCTATTTGCTCAAAGGGAAGCCTTTTAAACTCGTTTCTACAATGCTCAATATACTTTATCATGTCGTCTTCTGTTTTCGTCATGATAATAATTATAGCGTCTCTGATCATCTTACGAACAGGGGCGGGGGTAGACGATCTAACAGCTTCGATGCCCATCATCTTAAGCTTCGGTTCGGTATATTGTACACCTTCTAAATTATGCACGTTAAGAATGTACCTTTTCTTAGCCGTAAATATGCCCTTATCAGATATAACCTCTCGCTTCATTTTCATTTTCTGAGCATATGCATTTACGTACTCAGCAAGCTCATCATAACACTTATCGATGTAAGGCTCTAAGACTTTATTGCAAAACTTATCAAGATATTTGACAACTTTCTCTGTTGACTGATCTGGTGCAGTCTGTTTAACCAATTCGTTAAGGGTAATATACATCGAATCGGTATCAACCGCAAGAACGTAATCGACATCAACAGTCTTCAAGGTCTTATTAAGATATGCATTCATTCTTCTTTCTATCCATCTGATAGAAAGCTGACCTGATTTTGTAATTGACTCAGCGTATTTTGGGTCAAACCATCTAAAGAATATATTAGCCAACGCACCATAAGCGCTGTTAAGCTGGATTTTCTTAGCAAGCTGCATGTTATCACATCTTGCAATTTCTTTCTCTAGTTCGTACGACGGGTTTTGCTCATACTTTTTCTTTGCCTCAATCATCTGGGTTTTATATTTAACCCGGTCGTTATACATCTGTTCCATTAGCTCTGGCAAGAAGCCTTGACGGTCTTTATCAAAGTAACAACCAGAAGCAGCTACTGTATAGTTCTGTGCTTTCAGTTCGTTACGAATACCAAAATCGTTTAATGCTCCATCTAATATTCTATCTACACCACTATCATCAGATAGACTACCAAACGTTCCCTTGCAAGTTTCAGGTGAGATGTTATATTGCATGATAAGGTGAGGATATAGACTATTCAAGTCAAACGACACCACCCAGTTGTGCATTCCTAGCTGAGGATCTTTTACGTATGCGCCAACAATGCTACGATCTTTTTCTTTGCGTTGGGCAACATTAAACATCGGTACTACTATGTTCTTTTCTATCAAATAATTGTGGATAATGATATCCCACATCCGTACTGATGTAAAAGTGTCTAGATAGTTAACTTTCGCATCATACGCAATAGCATATACTTGCTCAATAAGCTTGAGTTTATCTTCTAGACGGTCTACAAGAGCAACATCTCGAATGTTATATTCAATATAGTTTTGAAAGTCTTTTTCATAGAACTCATCAAGAGTATCAAATCCTAGAGCATTAAAATCTAACTTGCGCTCGCCAAGTTCGGTGAATGCGATATCATCTAGTTTATAACTCTCTTGTTGAGAGAAGGAAAACTTCTTGTACAGCTGCATGTAATCAAGGATAGTAATCCCTATAATAACAGGAATGGTATATTCTCTACCTGCAATTTCAATATTGCGTTCTGAGAGAAGCCCCCACGGGGAGAGTCTTTTGGCCGATTCCGGGCCAAGAATTCTAGTAATGCGATTAATCATATAGGGCATATCAAAGAACTCTACGTTCCAGCCCGTAATAATATCAGGAAGAAATTGCTTAGATCTCCAGACAGTAATAAACTTATTCAGTAGATCGTTTTCATCCTTGCACTTAACGTAGGTAATTTGTCCTAACGATGGTTTGTAATCATAGTAGCCAAAGACCACCGAATCGCCATTTTTAGTGAGCGTAATAGCGGTTACTTGTCTATCTGCAACTGAGATATCCGGAAAGCCACCATCTGCTTTAATTTCAATATCGATTGTTACGGCAGATATTTTCTTAGGGTCATATTGAATTTCACCGTGGTAATGATCGTTAATGAAGGGATAAACCCAGTTACTCATTCCGTAAACCTCTTTACCAGAGATATCAGAATTACTGGCTATATACGCTCTTGCTTCGTAGGTACTATCAAATTCCTTGCGGTAGACGGTCTTGCCGTGCAATGTTTTATATTCGTCAAGACTGACTCTATCATTTACGAAAAGATAAGGGCGACACGGTACGGCATATTGTACCTTATCTCCGCCCTCATATCCTCTGATAAGAAATTCGTTTTTATGAAGATAAACGTTAGTGTAAAATCTTATCATTTTAACCGGCAATTAAACTGTAAGGTTATCAAAGGTTCTTTAGAACCTGAACATTGTAAATAATATTTTAATTCAAGTCAACTACTGAAAGGGGCCGACCGGCCCCTCTTATCAAACCGATTATTAAGCCAGTCCCACTCTTCGTAGGATACTGGCCACATTCAAGGTGCCTTATTATCTTCGACTAAAAGCTTTTTTTCAGTATCTGAAGATAAGATTTCGATCTTCCTTGGCTTTTTGTGTTCAGGAATAATGCGTTCCAGGAATACCTTAAGCATACCGTTAAAATATTCTGCATTTTTAATTTCGATCGTATCAGCAAGAGTAAACTTACGAGTAAATGTGCGGTCTGAAATTCCCTTGTAAAGGAAGGATTGATTAACATCATCTTGGGTAAATGAATCAAGATTTGATTGACCCCTAACTGTCAAAACACCCTCAGCAAGTTCTAGTTCTAGTTCCTGCTTAGAGAAACCAGCAACAGCAAGCTCGATGACATATTTGTTCTCATCAACCTTCTTGATATTGTATGGGGGGTAATTGGGGATATTTTTAGTTACATCGTCATGAAACTTTGCAAGACGATTAAAAGTATCATCGAAACCAACAAAGAACTTGTCAAGATCTTTGATACCATATGCGGAAAGGCCTGGAAATGCTGTCATATATTTCTCCTTTAAATAAGCAAGATAAGTTTTAGCAGCCCCGAAGGCGCTGCAAATTTATTTAGCTAGAAATTCCAACTGGACTCCAGCCTCTTTAAACATTGTAACAGTAATATTCCAATTACAATGCGGTTTGTCTTCTTCAGATGGAAGACAAACTACTTTTTTAATGCCTCTTTGAATGATTGACTTAGCACATTCATTACAAGGAAGCAGTGTTACGTAGATTGTGCATCCCGATATATCGGTGTGAGCATTGTCGATGGCATTTCTCTCGGCATGACATACAAATTGATATTTGACATCTCGATTATTGTAACGAGTCTCACTATCAATAACGCCTCTAGGAAAACCATTATAACCAAGAGATACAATGCGATTTTCATCATTAGCGATAACCGCTCCAACTTTTGTGCTTGGGTCTTTTGACCATTTACCAACATGTTCTGCTAGCTCCAAAAATCGATACGCCCACTTAGTATCTCTCAATTTGTCCGAATTTGTTAATGCGCGGACCAGATGCGGCTGTTGCCAAAGGCTTATCTCGTTTGTTAAGTCCATATTTATTACACCATTCTTTCCACGCAGCTTTTTGCTTTTCTTTTTGCTTCCTTGAAGGCTTACACCCACTAATGCTAGTCTTAATAATCATATTTTTCACTATCGACAAGGCTATCGATAAATTCTTCTTCATTTTCAAATTGTTCTACAAGCTTTTCTCTGATATCTTCGAAGGAAAGAGTAGTCTGGTCAACTAGCCTATAAAAGGCTTGGCTAATTTTATCTTCTAGTGTAATGCGTTGTAGGGCTTCTGTAGTCCGGTTCTTAAACATTGTCGTCCTCGTGTTTAATAAGATTTGTTACAGTTTGAGAGAAAGCGTATTTTTAATAAAGTTCTGCTATATATTTTTGCATCATATTAATTTGCGTATTTGTATCATTAAATACATGATATTATCTATCAAAAAATAAATCAAATGAAAAAACTATTCTTACTCTTTTTAATAGCATCTCAATCTGCTTTTGCTAATACCATAGATG